AGCTTAGTAGGGCAGACCGCATGCCTTAGGGGGGAGACGTGAGGACGAAACTGGCGCTTTTGCTGAACGGCTGTTCGCCGGCCAGCCCGACCTCAGCGATTCCCTGCCCTCGCCGACTCCTTTGCACGGCGGTATCGGCGTTCTCTAGGCTGGTAGGCATGAAGGGCCGCCCGCCAACGCCGAAACACATTCTCGCCATGCGTGGCTCGAAGCACGCGAAGGGCCGCGAGGAGCTGGGTGCGCCGCCAGCAACAGCTATCGAGCCGCCCGAGTGGCTCAAGCCGCGGGCGAAGGAGATCTTCTCCAGGGTCGTCGCCTGGCTCGATGGCATGGGCACCCTGGCGGAATCGGACGAGAACGTCATCACGAGGTACGCGACGACCTATGTGATGTGGGAGCACGCCGCCCAGCAGCTCCAGGCGATCGACGCGGCCTACGTCGAGGTTCTGGCGCCAGACGGATCGATCCGGTTCTCTCGGCCCGTGGCGATGGCGATGCAGGCCAAGGAGTGCGGCGAGGCGCTGCGGCACCTCGAGACCGTCCTCGGCCTGACCCCAGGCGACCGCACCCGCCTCGGCTACGGCGCGGTGAAGGTGGTCGTCGACCCTATGGATGCCCTGCTCGCCAAGCGTGGTTGATATCCGCGGATACCCCCGACTCGCAGTTTTGGCTTGGAGCCACAACTTCGAGGGGCGTATGCCTGCAAGGCGACCGGTCAAGGCAGGCCAGCGGTTCGGCCGCTGGACTGCTACTGCGGACGGCGACTACTCGTCAGGTGTCCAGATGGTTGCCTGCAAGTGCGACTGCGGCACTGAGCGGGCGGTTTCGGCTGGCAATCTGCGATCCCGAAAGATCCCTTCGTGCGGATGCATGAGGAGGGACTCAATCGCGGCAAGGTGCCGCAACCCAATCCGCGCGGGCGAGCGATTCGGTCGACTGACGGCAGTCGAGGACGGCCGGTATGACGGACTAGAGAGAGCCAGGGTTCGGTGTGTGTGCGATTGCGGCGAGCCGTGCGACATCCCGCAGGCGTGCCTTCGCCGAAAGACGACTCTCTCCTGCGGATGCCTGCACCGCGAACGGTCGTCTGAGGCCGCCGCCCGAGACATCGGTAGCAGGGCGAACCTGAACAGGCTCTATGAAGGCGCTCGTGGACAGATCTGGATGAGGTCATCGTGGGAGGTGGCTGTCGCCCACAGGCTCGACCGCGACGGCCTCGAGTGGGAGTACGAGCCGAAGGCGTTCCGTCTGGATGAGCACACGAGGTACACGCCCGACTTCAGGGTCGACCTGGGCACGCTGGGGAGCCTGTGGATCGAAGTAAAAGGCGAGTTTTTTGGTAGGTCGCGGGAAAAAGTGGCGGCGTTCCGAGCCACTGGCAGACCGCTCTATCTCGTGAGCAAGGATAACTTTAAGCAGTACTCCGGCATCAGCCCATACATAGCTAATCGGCGTTATCCGCCGAAGGTGCGATTGGTATGACGCGACAGCCGAGCCTGTTTACGCAGTTCTGCGGAATGCTGCGGCACTCAAAGGGCGACTTTGCCAACAAGCCATTCGAGCTGATGCCGTGGCAGCAGGACTTCTTTGACAAGCTGCTCTACACGCTGACGCCAGAAGGGTTGAGACAGTATCGCCGCGCTTTTCTTGCGCTTCCGAGAAAGTCGGGAAAGAGTCAAATGTGCGCGGCTCTTGGCCTTTACTGCCTCTTTATGGACGACGAGCCTGGCTCAGAGATCGTTGTGGCCGCTGGCGATAGGTCTCAGGCGGGCATCCTGCATACAGCAGCAAAGCATTTGCTCGAGTCATGCCCGAGCTTGGCCCGGCGAGCAAAGGTGTACCGTAACTCAATCGTCGTCGAGTCGACGAAGTCGACGATGATGACAGTCAGTCGAGAAAGCGCCACCAAGCACGGCCTGAACCCGTCAGTGGTACTTATTGATGAGTTCCATGTGTTCCCCGATCGCGAGTTGGTCGACGTGCTTGAGACGGGCATGGGTGCCAGAAGCCAGCCCCTTACTATTTACATCACAACGGCCGGCACTGACATGAACGGCCCTTGTTACAAAGATTGGCAGCGCGCGCTCAAGGTGCGCGACGGTGTTTTGAAGGACGACACCTTCCTGCCGTGCATCTACGCGGCAGACCCCGAGGATGACCCTTTCTCGGAGGAGACGTGGAAAAAGGCGAATCCGAATTATGGAATCACCTCGAAGCCCGACTACTTCCGCCAGTTCGCCGAGCGGGCCAGAAACTCGCCGACCGACGAGACCGTCTTCCGCACGCTCCATTTGAACCAGTGGCAGAAGTCGGAGACGAAGTGGTTGCGGCATGGTGCCTGGGACGCGAACAGCGAGCCGCTCCGGCCCACCGCCGGGCGGCCGTGCTGGTGCGGCGTCGACCTCGCGAGCACATTCGACACGACGGCGTTCGTGGCGGTGTGGCCGGATGAGGACGGCACCTACGACGTGTTCGCCCACTTCTTCATCCCCGAGGAGAACGCCCACAAGCGCGCCAGGGAGGACCGGGTGCCGTATCAGGCGTGGGCCGACGCTGGGTTTGTTACAATGACGGATGGCGACATTACGGACTACGACGCCGTCCGAGACTACATTCTCTCGTTTTGCGAGAAGAATGCGGTTCGCGGTATTGCAATCGACCGCTGGAATGCGGTGCATCTGACGACGCAACTGGTAGCGGAGGGGATCGACGTTAAGCCTTTCGGCCAGGGGTTCGCCAGTATGTCAGCCCCCAGCAAGCTGCTCGAAACCTTGGTTGTGGGCAAGAAGCTGAGGCACGGCGGCAACCCGGTTCTCGCCTGGCAGGCGTCGAATGTTCAGGTGAAGGTCGACGACGCCGGGAACATAAAGCCTACTAAGAAACACTCGCATTCGACTGCCCGCATCGACGGCATCGTGAGCCTGATCATGGCCCTCGGCATCTCCAGCAGCGAGTCTCACGGGCCGACCGACGAACCAACCCTCCTGGTGCTCTAGCGTGGACAAGGTTGACGAAGAAGTCTCCGACCTGATTGAGCTTCGCGGCAACCTCTCCCGCATTTTCGAGGAGATCGTCAACACCCGCCGCACCGCGTCGGGCGTCACCGTCTCGCCGGAGACGGCCCTGGAATGCACCTCGGTGCTGGCCTGCGTCCGGGTGCTGTCGGAGTCGATCGCCTCGCTCCCCTTGAACGTCTACCGCCGGCTCCCCGGCGGCGGCAAGGAAATCGCCGAGGAGCAGCATCTCCACGAGGTGCTGGCCTACCAGCCGAACTCGTGGATGACGGGTTTCGAGTTCCGCGAGCTGCTGATGAGCTGGCTGCTCCTCTGGGGCAACGCCTACGCCCACATCAAGAGCGGCCGGCACGGGGCCGTCACAGAGCTGATCCCGCTGCACCCGTCGCGGATGGAGGTCAAGCGGCTGTCCAACGGCCGGTTGCGGTACTACTACCGCGAGCCGACGACGCCGATCCAGCCGACGCCCGACCCGACCGAGTACCGCCAGGACGAGATCTTTCATTTGCGGTGGCTCTCGTCGGATGGGGTGACCGGGTTTGTGCCCACGACGCTCTCCCGCGACGCGATCGGGCTGGCGAGGGCGACTGAGCTTCACTCCGGTAGCTACTTCGGGAACGGTGCCCAGCCTGGCACCTACATCGAGACTGATCAGCCGCACAAGCCCGAGGCCCTCGCCCGGTTCAAGCAGCAGTGGGATGACGCCCACGCGGGGCCAGACAAGGCGTACAAGACGGTGGTGATGCCATTCGGCTTCCACCGCAAGCAAGTCGAGATCCGTAACGACACCGCCCAGCTCATCGAGACCAGGAAGTATCAGGTCGAGGAGGTGGCCCGCGCCTATCGCGTACCGCCCCATCTGCTCGGCGACCTGTCGAACGTGCGGCACAGCACCGTCGAGCAGTCGGCCATCGACTTCGTCACCTTCTCGCTGTTGCCGTGGTGCAGGCGGTGGGAGATGGCGGCTCGCCGCGATCTGGTCATCGACGACAAACAGTATTTCGTGCAGTTCGACGTGAACGCGCTGATGGCCGGCGACTATGCCGCGCGGTCGCAGTTCATCCGAGAGATGGCAAACCTGGGCGCCCTCGATGTCGACGAGATCCGCGCCCAGATCGGCTACAACCCGCTCCCCGACGGCCAGGGCAAGAAGCGGTTCATCCAGGTCAATATGCAACTGCTCGACGCCTTCACGCCGGAGAATCCGACCGGGCAGAAGGCCGAGCCCGAGGCGGCCCCCGCCCCGCCGGCGAATGTCGATGCG